TATCGTAGTCGTCAATATCTTCTAAAGGAATTATTCCTTTTTCTTTTGCTATCTCAAATCCTTCTTTAGTAAAATGCATAGTAGCCTCTAAATTTTCGTCATACTCTACTTCCATTAACCCATCTTTATACAATTCTAATAAATTATCGTCTACGTATTCCATATGAGCATCCCATAATTCTGGAGCAAGTTCCTTAGTTATGGTCTCATTTAATTCAAATATTGCCTCGCCCTCTTCATTATATCCAGCAAGACGTATGGCTCCAATTTCTAGATAATACTGCATTTTTTTTAATGCCCATTCATCTTCTTCATAGTCAAACATTTTACCCTTTCCGTGCACCAGGTAGGACTTGAACCTACGACTACCCGATTATGAGTCGGGGGCTCTAACCAACTAAGCTACTGGTGCCTAGCTGAATTATATATTTTTACCATCAATATTGTCAATAGATTGCTCTACAATCTGTTGTACATAATCTGAAAAATGTTTACGTATATTTCCTGGAGGCCTTTTGCCAATTTCAAACCAGACTCTCTTATACTCCATAACATTGTCAAAGGTAGTAGGACACAATTTAATTCCGTTATATTCTTTTAGCCTAACTGGAAGAGGCACATGTTTTCCACAACACCTACACTCTTTGGCTCTTTCTTGATATATACTCATATTATTTCCATTCCATCTAGTGCTTCCGCCAAAACTCTAGGCATTGCAGAAGGAGCTTTAATTAAATTATGACTCTCCTGCTTAGCCTGCTCTCTTTGTTCTTTTTTAATTGAGCTATATGTATGAACTTCTACTGCTCCAAAATCTGGTCTGGTAAGACTTATAGCATTGAATATTGATCCGCATACAGCATCAGCTAAATCTTTAGATCCTTTTCTTGGGTGATCAACTTTATCTCTCATTATTCTTAATTCTAATAACTCATCAATTAATAATTTAATATGTGGCCCAGACAATCTTTCTTCTAAAACCACCATAGCCATATCATCATAATGTTTTTTTGCTACTGATAAAGTCTCAGTGTTAATTCCGTATTGTCTAAGTTGCTGCATCATATCGTGTGAATTCCAGCGATCAAACGTACATATCCTAATGTTAAATCCTCTTGACCTTAAAGACAAAATGTAGTCTTTGACCTCCGTAAAATCTACAGACTTATCTGTAGTTGGAGTCCAATATCTTACAGCATCCACCTCAACAATAGGGGCTGGTTGAGAATAGTTATCGGTTACTTTTACATTTACCCATTTATTAATATGCGCCATTGAGACAGCACAATGGTCATGCTTTTGTGCCAAGTCAACATGTATAAAATAATCTTTATCTTCTATAGGAACAAACCAATCTTCAAACCTGCCGAACTGATCTACTCCTAATGCTAAATTGCTAAATGCTTTTTCTATTTTTTCACGAGATTTAAAAAATGCATCAATTGCTTCAGGAGGCATGCAAGCAAATCTTCCTAATGCATCTACTGGGTCTCTGTAAAAAGATATTTTAAAATCCTCTATGCTTCTAGTTGGATTAACTTCCCAAGTAGGTCTCTTGATTGCGTAAACTTTGGGATACCTATAAGACACAATATGATCTTCATCCCAATAAACTTCAAATTCATTTCCTTGCGTATCATCTGGCAAGTCTGGATCTATTTTAAATTTATGAGATCTCTGTATTGTTTCTTTTTCCGCTACAATTTCATCGTATCTTTGTTGAATATAATCTTGCTTAAATCTAGGAAATGAAAGTAATATTACCTTTCCATAATCTGGAAAACGAGAATCTACTGAAGCTCTATACATTTCATATATGGCGCTTGCGGTTTTAGCTTGATCGTGACCAGTTGTGCTTTCTAGGGCAAAACCAGATATCTCATCTAGTACTGCAACTAGCACGTTATATCCTTCAAAAGCTTCTCGCTCTGAGTGTCCAGAATAAACAGTAACATTTTTATTGAATTTAATTTCAGAAGCTTTTTCAAAATACTTACCTATAAACCATGGAGAGCTAACAATTCTATTTCTAAATCCTTTAAAGAAAACATTGTTTGCTTGCTGTGCGTTAATAGCAATATTAATAATATCTATTGAGTCTCCAGGTGGCTTTCCATAGTATGTGGCTGGGTCTTTAAGGCATAATAGTAAATAAACTATATATGCCACTGATATAGTTGAACAATAATCCTTACCGCTACCCTTACCTAATTGAGCTACTACTTCGTTACATGTTTGCTTATAGCGATCTTCGCCTTCTCTTTCTCCAAATAGTTTGATAAGAGTAGATTGTTTATAGATTTGTGAGCTTTTTTCGATGAGCGTATATTGGTACTCCGAAAGAGGGGGTAGTCCAAGGTATTCTTTTCCTGTGACAAATGTTCTAAGGTCAACTGGTCTTTCATCAAACTCCTCCCCGTCTAATATATCGATGAGGTCATTAAAATTTAATTCCATTAAATTGACCACCATCCTCTAATTGTTCCACCATCTATAGGACATTTCCAGCTTAGATGTTTACCGCTTTCGTAATATTCTTTAAACAATTTACTATGCAATTCTATGTCAGGTTCATGAGTATCTTTTCCGCAATCTGGACAGATTGTAGAATAAACATATTCATAGACATGTCTACAATGCTTCTTGCTCGTCATGTATCACTACTGGCTCAACAATACCTGTTATTTGAGATAATCTTTTAGCAACTTCCATTTTACATTTAGGGCAAGTGGCAGTAACTTCTTTTAATATCTTTACAAGTATCTCTTGCTTTCTTTCTGTCTCCGCCAGTTGTGTAGCAAGTTCTGCGTTATCAAGAAGACCAACCTCTTGAAGCATTCCAATTCTTTTTCCTTCAATATCGGCAATTAGTTTTAATGAGGTGGCTTTTACATTTAGCTGCCCAGCTTGGTCTGCATCCTCTACAGTCTTCCACGCCTCTTTAATTAACATAGCATAGTGTTGATCTGCTCCAGAGATGGCTTGTTTTGCCCTCTCACGAGCCCCAGAATCGTTTTTAACGACCTCTTTCCACTCGTCTATATACCCAATAACATCTGCTCTTTTAAAACCAGTCAGAGTGGCAATCTGAGTAGGGTTATTGCCCTTAAGCAATTCCTCTACTACTTTATTCATTCGATCATAATGATCAGCTAATTCAATATCCATATGTAATTATTATACCATCTTAGTTGACTAAAATCACTCAGATTTTAATTTAGCTATTTTTAATAACACTAAATACCCAATTAAATCATCAATATCATTATCCCCTGGATATTCAGTACCCTTCATTAGTCTATTTAATTTATCATCAATACGGACATGCAGTTGCTCTCTTGGTCCCGCCTTTGAAAATATACGCACTGGCTCAAGAGCTGAGTTTCCGTAGGCAATATTCTTTTTTACCAGCATGTGTGCAATTTCATGACAGGTTTCAAGAATTTCTTTGCCCGCCTCTGTGCCAACAGTGAGCAAATAAAGGTCGTCGCACTTAAAGTTTTTTGAATCTGGAAACACTGGTTCTAAACTCATTTAATTATACCGTGCTCTTTCAATGATCTGTGAATGGTCATAACAGTTACGCCACATTCTTTTGCAATTTCTTCCATAGTTTTTCTTTGAACTACATATCTTCTATATAGCCAATCTTTACTTTTATATAATTTCATAGCATAGTATTCGGTTCTTTTTTAGCAGTTATGATTACAGCCTTTGTTCCTTCCCACCGAATTCTCCCCTTGCATCCAACATTATATTTTGTGTCACCTTCATACTCTGAAGAAACTGCATATGCATAGCCATGTATCTCAAAATCACTTGCAAGACTTTGGTTGCCGTTAACGAATATTCTCCACACCAAAGGGTCTCCACTTTCTGCCTTTGTATTGAATCTTAATATGATGTCATCATATGGCTTTAGCCACCTATCTTTAACTATAGCCCAAATATATTTAATCTTTTTCATATGCCCATTTCTTTTCTTTTTTGTGTAGCAGATATAGCCTGAATTTCTGGAGATAGTTCAACCTGTTCAATCTTATATCCAACATCTCTACCATAAACAATATTAGTAATGTTTGGCAACCTTAATACCATTGCTCCGTCCATAAATTCATCTTTAGAAATATATTCTTTTACTTGATCAAATTTAAGTGGATCTTTTTCGCTTGTATTATAAGTGTTTCTAACTCCAAGTAGTACCTGCTCAGTTCTCTTTCCAGCCTCTACATACAGTGCATGGTGCCCTTCATGCCATGGCTGATATCTTCCTAGCATTAATGTAGTTGGTTTAGACCAATCATGAAGATTAAAGGTTTTAATAACAGCAGACGCTTTTTCATCTGGACTCATCTGATGGTCAATAAACGACAGGTAGGTTCCATCTGGGGATTCCCACATCTTATTAGTATCTTCAAATCTACCTTCAGTAATTGTGTCCATCCAAATTAGTATGTCTGGCTTACCAAAAGCTTTTCTGGTTTCATTTGTTGGGCATATGAAGTCTACAATAACTGGGGCCACGCCTTGTTTTGAAATAAGCCTAGCCATTTCACCCATTCGCCTTGCCTGCTCAACCCTGTCTTCATGAGTAAACCCTAAATCAGAATTGACGGTAGCACGAACTTCATCAGCATTAAAATGTATTGCATTAATTCTTTCTTTTAATGCTTTAGCTAGCTCTGTCTTTCCAGAACCTGGAAGCCCAATAATTTGTATAATCATCTTTTTGTTAAAACCTCATTCGCATAATAGGCAATTCCAAATGAATCTGCCACATCAAAATCATTTAATTCTAATTTATATTTTTTATTAAAATAATCTACTGTACGCTGTTTCCTGATTTCACGCATCTTTGCCTTATACCAAGAGTCAGCGTATCCAGGATTTTCAATCCTAAGTCTGTCTTTCTCAAACTTTGTTGGGTTTTTATTTCCAATATGAGCCTGCCAAGATGAAGGAGATATAGTGATAACACTAGCACCACTAGACATAAGCTCAGCAATGACGACACCGTATACATAAGATAATTTTATCACGGCATCCGCTGACTTGACAAGTATTGCGCCTTCAATTGCTATGTAATCTGATTTTATTTCGTCCATTATTGCAAACACTTTGCATTTAGCATCGTATATCTTTTCATATATATCATTACCAGTTAAATTAATCTTGCCCCATTTTACTGGAATGTTATTTTCAAGTAGACAAAATGCAATAGAATTTGTGGAGGCATCTATCCCCAAAACCCTATTTGCCTTTGTTTTAACTAAACTAGCCAATGTCATTTATCATCCTTAAAATAGTCGATCTATTTTTTATAGCTGAATTTTTTTCACACTTAGAGCATATATTAGATTGATTGTATCTACTCAATCTAGATTTACAAGACTTGCATTCTCTTTTTGCTCCAGACCTTATAGCTTTTTTCTCATAATATTTTTCCATAATTTTTTTATTTGTTGCAACTCTACAACATTCATCACAACAATATTTTTGATTATGAGTTTTTGCATTAAACTCTTTAGCACAATCTGTATTAGCGCAAATCATAATTTAGGTGGCTCATATGCTGGGATGTCAACTAGACCTGTTTCTCCTGACCAGCACTCTTTCTTAATTTTACAATTTTTACAGGCCGAACTGGATTTTATAAATGGTCGTGTTGGTAAATCTCCAGATCTAAAATTATCATAAACTGCAGACATCCACTCAAATAATTCTTCAATGATCTTTTTATTTTTATCATTCATCTGAACAGGAATAATTAAAACCTCTTGAGTGTTTTTATTTTCATACAAGAAGAATCCTTCTTTTACATCCTTAAGTTTCATGTATGTTAAAAGTTGAAGTAGATGATTTGCTGATGGAGACATTTTAGCTTGATGGCTATCCCAATTTTCTTGCTTAGCTGTTTTAATTTCTCCTATTACTTCTTGATCGTTCCAATCAATAATTAAATCAATGAAGCCTCGTACTGGTGGATATTCATTAACAATTTCATACTCTTCATGCTTCATCACGCCCATCTTTTTTATTATGCCCTGAATTCTTTCATGTGCTTGAGTTCCTTGGGACATGTTGGCTATTGCCTGCGAATTATTATTGTCTATAAACATCGCCCCACTGAAAGCAAGATACCAGTACCTTGGGCAATTACCGCTTCCATACCCTAAAGAACTTGGGCTAAAGCTATTCTTAGTTTGTTTCTGATCTGGTCTCTTTGTTGCAAGGTACGCATCATCTAGCATCTTGGCAAAAGCAGATGGGTCAAAGTTTCCTGTAACCTTTTTAAATTTTAAGTTTGCTACTATACCTTTACCCATTATACCTAACCACATATTTAAGAGCATCTACTAGTTTGTCTATAGATTCTTTTGCCGAATAGTAAATATTCTTTTTATTATTATTAATAGTTCCAGCTTTATCTTTAGCGATAGTTGAATACACAGAAGCCATCATTGAAAACTTAGTTGACATTGCTTGTAACTCAATGATAAGCATTGGAGCCTTTGCTGCTGGAACATCTGGATTCATTAATAATTTTACCACAATGGCCAGAGCTTTATCCAATTGATCATCCTTCATGTATTCATGAATATCATTAAACTCAGTTATGTTACTGATTAACTCTAGTGTATTCAACTCGCTCATATCAACCAACCACAATCTTTGTGATTAAAGCGTATCCAATCCATAAACCTACAATCCCCATTAATCCAGCAAAAACTGGTGGTGCAGGTATCGGAAGTTTAAATGCACTAAATATGCCTCCAACTACTGCCCCAACTAATGTTGTAAGTATAATATCTTTCATTAGAATGGAGCCTCTACTTCATCAAAAAATCTATCTTTAGCAGCTTCTTTTGAAATGCTATAAGTTGTTACTCCTATACTTCTTGCATTAACTTCATATGAACTTCTACTTGTTCCAGTCTTATCTGTCCAGTTTTCTTCATAAATAGTTCCTACAACAGTAAGCTCTTGACCTTTTTTAATTGAATTTCTGGTCTGCTTAGCAAGTTCTCCCCACACCTTAACTGTCCACCAAGACGTAGCAGAATCTTCATACTTTCCAGTCTCCTCGTTTTTCTTGCGATCATTTGTTACCAAACGCAGTCTAAGACCATTGTCTCCAATTGGAGTTGGATCCTGACCAAGCCTTCCGACTAATGTAATAGTTGGATTAGCCATTCTTATTCTCCTTGTTTTCCCAGGCATCAACTAGCTCTTCTAGTAGCGCCCATTCAATTACGGCAAGTCTGATCTTGCTATCTTCGCCTATAATTAACTTTAAGGCAGGAAACATGTTCCTATTAACCTTAAATGTATCTGTACAGATTTTAGACCATACGTCCTTGTTTAAATTAAAAGAAGACGCAGATTCTTTATAATCTACTACAAACTGATTCCATTGAGCATCTCCTTTTTGATACTGCCCACGACCAGAATTCTTTTGCATCCTAGCGCCATCACGCTTTGCCTCACCACGCTCTGTCACGAGTTAACCTTTACTGTATTTAAATGACCTGATTTACAAGTCCATGTCATTATAAAATTAACTGGATCCCAATAATATTCTTCAGAATCTAAATCGCATTTTGAACATGGTTTAGTGCCCATTATTTTTTGTAAATTTTCTATGTTGTCTTTAGCTGGCATTGCACCTAAAAACTCATTAATGTTTGGCACTTATGTCCTCTCGCAACTTTATTACAACTTCTGGGTTGTCTCTTAAGTACTGAACTGCCTTTGCTCTACCCTGAAACCTCTCTTCATTTATTGTATACCAGGCTCCACCCTTTTCTACAACACCGCACATTTCAGCAACGTCTAAGGTTTCTCCAACAGAATCTACGCCTAGATTTTCTCCTTGAAAATAGAAATCATATTGTCCTGATAAATTCGGGGGCCCAAGTTTGTTGTAATCAATAATCCAATTGACTGGCCTTCCGACCCTTTGCTCAATAATTTTGTCGCCAACTTTAACACCAGACTTAATAGCATTAGCTTCGGCTTCTGAAGACCATAGTTTAATAACAGTAGAGGAAAAGAACTTGACTGCCATACCTCCAGTTGGGATGTGGCTGGCATGCATAGATCCAAACTGATTTCTTTGTTGTGAGATAAGAACAAGTAACGTGTTTTTGTTTGCATAATTTAACATTTTGACCGCATGGGTCATATCCTTTGCTTCTGCTCCAATTTGCTTGGTGTCCTCTAGCTTCTTTAGCTCAGAACTATCTTTCTCAAAATATATGGCTGGCAGCAACGCCGAGATAGAGTCTACAACTATGATATCCACTTCTGCTTCCATCAACTGAGTAGCAACATCTACCATATCATTTACTGTTTTTGCTGATGAATATATTAATTCCTCAGAATTAACTCCTAGCTTTTCCGCCCAAGATTTATCATAGGAATGTTCTGCATCTATCCAAGCACATGTCTTTCCAGCTTTCTGTGCCTCTGCTATCATTTGCAGGCAAAAAGATGATTTACCAGCAGACTTATTACCCCAAACCAAAACCTGTCTACCAAACCCAAGACCGCCTCTAAGGGCAAGATTCAATCCTATGCTAGGTGTAGGTTGCTTTTCAACAGTAACCTCAACAGCAGATTGAACTCTATTTCTCGTTTTAGGGTCAAGCTTCGCCAATATATCATCTATTTGTATAGTCATTATTCTCTTTCTTTACATAAGTATAGCATTAAAACAAATTTCCGTGAAGTCTTGGACGCAAATTGTTTTTGTTCATTTTATTCTGTA